AGGATCTTCTTCTGTTCCGGCTCATGTGGAGATGATGGGGCTGATTGGCGCAGGGAATAATCCTATGGTTGGTATGACTGTTGCTGTAGCTGTATCCTTAGAGGAAGCAGCAACTGAAGGGAAATTCTAAGATTACTTTCAAAATCAGGACTAGGAACGATATCATAAGTCGTACCAAGTCCTGATTTTTTTTGAGCAGGATACGTATAGGCAACAAGTAGGTAACATCAATAGGTAACAAAAGATGTTTCCTACTTTTCTATTTTGAGTATTTCAATTTGTAACTGTTCCATGGTTCTGTGAGTATAGGTTCTTTCTGTAATGTCATTTATCGTATGTCCTACAATGATTTTTAAGATGTATTCATCTAAAGAATATGCTTTAGCTTTGGTTATAAATGTATGTCTGCATTCGTGTGGACGATGGTTCATTTTCAAACGTTTCATAGCCTTGACAAATCTTCCACGGTATTTATCGTAGGTCATGCAGGTTCCTTGCTGACCGTTTTCATCATTGAAGAGATACTCTCTTGACACATCATAACGTTTTTCAATGAGAGGACGGATAAGAGGATGAATAGGAACATATCTGTTTTTTCCTGCCCGTGTTTTTAAACCACCAAACATAGTATTGGCAGAAAGGTCGATATTGGCATTTTTTAAAGTCGCCAACTCTTGTGGTCTCCACCCAGAATAAATATCTATTAGTATCATATCTACAAAAGGTACTTCATCAACATTATCCCACAGAACTTTAATCTCTTCATCGGAAAAAGGAATGTTTACTTTTTTGCTGTCTTCTTTTAGTTCAGCAACAGAATCATCAAGACTGAACATGCGAGCATAATTTTTGTCAGCTGCCTCATGCTCACATGCATAATCAAATAGAAGATTTAACATAGACTTCATTCGCTCCTTTGTAGAAGGTGACGCCAGTATCTTTTGACCTTTCTTCTTTCCTGTTGAACCTATAATGTAACCATCGTTAATACAACCCTTAAGATGATATATACGAATATCCTTTACCTTCATTCTTTCTATGATAGAACAGTATCGCCATGCTGCAACTATAGTACGTGTTGCAGATTCTGATATAGATTTAAAATACTCTTCTGTCCATAATTCATAAAGTTCTTTTAGCGTTATAGTATTAGTTTTTACATCATACGGATTTTGATTGTAATTTGCCAGAGCAATTATGGCTTCTTGTTTAGTTGCATATGTACCAAGTAATGGGCGGTCTTGTATCATTTTATCCTGTTCAGGATTGTATACCCACCCTTTAGTAATTCTGACAGCCCAAGGTTTCCGGCGCTTACCAGAAAGCTTGTTAATGCTGCCATATCCGTTTGGTAGTTTCAATTTAACACCTCATTTCCTCTAATATAGTTACCGCCCGATTTCTCAGGCGGTCATTGATTTCCTTATAGCTTCACCTATCCTATAATAATCACACCAAAGTGGTTTCAATTGTATGAGTGGCAGAGGACAGTCCATCGGACAGTCCATTGGATATTCTATAGAAAAATCCGCTGTAACCAGTACCATCACCAGTACCATCACCATCACCTAAAGAAATATAATATATTATATGATAATCCAAATCATTACGAATACTCGCATGGGTCATAGATTATTTGTAAATTTTCTATAACTTCATTCAGATTTTCATATGTAGTCTTTGTTGGATTTAACTTAAGCAGTGAATTTAAATTAATGCTTTTTTGATTGTTGCATTTTTCATTCAAAACATATGTCGGAAGCACATAAAACTCCCAGCTTTCTAATTGCAAAGGGGACCCATCACGTTTCTTGCTTGCATATAAACAGAATACATATAAATCAGACCAGCGTTTCGATTCCTCACTATAATTGCTTTCAGCGTCCCACGCATACGCAGAGCGTATACTGAATTGTATTTTGGACAATCTCTCTGCATTCCAGCTTTGAAGATAGGAAGAGCATTTTACTTCAATCTTTCGACCTGACTTGGTTTGCAAGTCAAAAGCAGTCCAGTCTTCCCTGCACTCATTAGTATCTAATCCGATAGATGATGCAACAATAAATTCAGCTAATGCACCGCGAAGGGTATTGTTCAACAGGTCAGAAGAGTTCCATGCCCAGAAGTCGTTAAGAAGAATACCGATCGGCATTCCGTCATAGGTGAAATGTTCATTTCCAGTTAATGTTTGCATTTTCATACCTCCAATCTTTGAAAAAATAAAAGTGGCAAAATAACTTGCCACCGTTTCTTGTTTTGCCAGAGGAACGGCTATATCGTTATCCGGCGATATATGACCATAATAGATATGACCTATCTCATGAAGCACATGGTAAAGTATTTCTGTTATCGGCAGTTTATCGTTATATGCAATCACGTATGAATGTAATCTATGGCTGAAGAAAACAAAAGCATTACGGCTGAATTTGCTTTTAAGTTTCTCCAAAGGTAACCCCAGTTTAGAAGACATGCTCCAATACGGTGTGAGGTGTAAATCGTAGTCTATTTGCCCTCGAATTTTTTTATAGCTTTCTGACGGTCTGTAGAATCTTTCTGGTTCCACTTGTCTTGACCAGAAGCAGCAATCTTAACATTTGAATCATTGTATTTATCCAGAACTGCCCATATTACTTTAAGGTCATTGTCCGTTGCCTTGCTGTAGCAGGAAATAAGGTTCTCTACTTCCTCGGTAAATGATTGATGATTAGGAATGGAAGTAAGGCCCAGGAGATAGTCTGTACTTACATTCAGGGCTTTTGCTATGGAAGCTACCAAATCGACTCGTGGCATCCGGTCACTATTAGTCAGGTATCTTGATATAGTGGCTTCAGTTGTATGCGCCATTTCTGCCAATGCCCTTTGCGTGATGCCCCGTTGTTGTAGCAGGCTATATAGTATATTTGAAAAATTCTGCATTATATCACCTCTGATTATAGAATATGTATAGGATACATCAAACTTACCGAATAGTAAATAAAACTTACACAAATAATAATATACTTATTGACAATTACCAATGAGTAAGTTAGAATGACAATATAAAAATTAATAAAGGAGGCGTTAAAATGGATACAAAAAGGCTTCGAGAACTTCGGGCCGGAAGACGTATCTCTCTTGATGAATTGGGTAATGTTATTGAAAAATCTAAAGTTTCCTACAGCAAAAAAGAGAGAGGGGAGGTCAAGTTCCAACCGGATGAAATTATAGCCTTATCAATTTTTTACAATTTAAGCATGGAGGAAATAAACCATATTTTTTTTGATGGCAAATTACCAATTGGTAAGTAATGTTTTATTTTCTTAAGGCTATTATAACCGGAAAGGAGAGTAGAAGAAATGGAGAGTGGTTGTATAAATTCAGGTAGCAGTATCTACTTTCAATGCAGGAAAACAGCAGCAAGATACAATGAAAAGATGGAAAGCAGGGAAGGTGCGGCTGAATACCTCGGAATATCAGTTTCCTCTCTTGCAAATTATGAGCTTGGAATCACAAAGGTAGTTCCAGTGGATGTGGTCATGAGGATGGCTGATTTATATAATGCACCACAGATAAAAAACCTTTATTGCAAAAATGAATGTCCTCTGGGAAAGGAACAGCCGTTAGCGATTGAGGTTAAGACTCTGGAAGAAGTGACAATAGGGATTCTGTCTAAGCTAGATGGTGAAGAAATAGGGAGTATGAAGAAACTGTTGTTGGAAATAGCAGAAGACGGAAAGATATCCCCAGATGAAGAAGATGATTTTAATAAAATCGTATCAAAGATGGATAAGTTATCTCTGACAATCAGCGAGTTAAAATTGTTGGCAAAAAAATATTTAGCAAAAGGACAAGCACTATGAATTAAATAAGCCCATGGATTCAGGGGTTATATAGCGGTTGGAAGTGATGTATATGTTTTCCCAATGTTTTTAGTACTGATAGGAGGCGCAAGGAAAAAGAATTTTAGAGAAGGAGATTAGCATGTGTAGTATTTGTTTACAAAATCCGTGTTCGAGTAGATGTCCGAATTCATCTGATCCAATGCCAAATAAATGGTGCGTACATTGCGGAGATGGAATTAATGTAGGTGACAAATATTTTGGAAGTGATGCAGGGCCGGTATGTAAGGAATGCATGGAAGGAAAAAGCTATGAAGAAATACTTGACATATTTGGCGAAAGCATGAAAACAGCATAGGAGGAAAGGATGTTCAACAAAGAGTGTGGCATTCCGGAGTTTCCGGAATTGCAGTTTGAAGAAAGCAGACATATTTATACGCTTAACGGGCAGATACTCCCAAGTGTGACTACTGTAATGAGGCCATTGAATGAAGCGTTATATAGAGGAATAGACGAAGAAGTTATGAGATCGGCAGCGGCAAGGGGAACGGCAATACATAATGCAGTAGAAAACTATGTATTGTACGGAGTGGAAGACATTGAGTCAATCCACAGGGGATATTTTGATGGGTTCCTGAAGTGGTGGGATGATTACAAACCAGAGCCAATGGCAACAGAAAGCAGGATGTATCATAAATTTCTTCGATACGCTGGAACCGCTGACCTACCTTGCCTGATTCATGGTAAGAAAGTCTTGATAGATTACAAAACTTCGGCGGTGGTGAATGAAATGTTGACCGGAGTACAGTTAGAGGGATACGCAAAAGCATATGAAAGCCATGGATTCAGATTTGATGAAAAGGCGATTGTCCATTTAAAGAATGATGGTTCCTATAAGATGATTAAATATAAAGCAATTGATATTGAAAACTGGCAAGTGTTCAGCTCTCTGATGATTATCTGGAACCATATTCAAAAATATAAGTAGGAGGAAAATAATGAGCAAAGAAGTAACGGAATCAGTAGTAGCAACAGTAGAATTGCCACAAGGAGCGGATAAAGAAGCAGTGATTCAGGAAGAGGTCAGCTTGGTAGAGATCCAGGTAAAAAAAATGGTTATCACTAATGATACTGAATACGAACAAGCAGCAGAACTTGGCAAACAGATTAAAAAGAAAGCGAAAGTGGTAACTGACTTTTTTGAACCAATGAAGACTGCAGCCTATCTCGCACACCGGACAGTGTGCGAGAGGGAGAAAACGATGCTGAAACCTCTCCAGGATGCAGAAAAGATATTGAAAAAAAGTATGACCACTTATTATCAGGAACAGGAACGCAAGCGGAGAGAGTTGGAAGAAAAGTTACGCAGGGAGGCTGAAGCGGAAAAAGAACGCAAGCTGAATGAAGCAATTGCATTGGAAGCGGCTGGAAAGACAGAGGAAGCAGAAGCAGCCATGTTTGATGCACAAGTTACGGAAAGTGTTGCCGGAAAAACAAAAGTGGTAATGAGTACACCAAAAGTCAGTGGCGTGAGTAATAGCAAGGATTGGGAAATCGAAAGCATTGACAGGGAGAAGGTTCCTGTAGATTTTGCAGGAATAGAAATCAGGCCGGTAGATGAAAAAGCGGTTTTAAGGTTAATCAAGGCTTCAAAAGGAACCATCAAGATACCTGGTATCAAGTATAACGAAACTGTAAAAATGAGCATTAGGAGGTAATTATTATGGCAGAGAAGAAATCAGAAATTATGGTTGTTGATTACGATACCGCACTCGGACACATTAGATTGACAACAGAAGACGTAAAGAATTATCTGGTAAGCGGTACGTCACAGGTAACAGATAAAGAGATTAAGTTGTTTATGGAACTTTGTAAATATCAGAAATTGAATCCATTTACAGGTGAGGCTTATGCAATTAAATTCGGTAATGAATTTCAAATGGTAGTGGGATATGAGACTTACAAGAGAAGAGCAGAAGAAAATCCGGCATATCGTGGAAGAAAATCAGGAATCGTTGTACTTCGTGGAGAGAATGTAGTCCAGAAAGAGGGAACATGCGTATATCCTTCAGAAACGCTTCTTGGTGGATGGTGCAGAGTTTTTGTTCAACGGCCAGAATTTAAAGATGAAATGTACAAAGAAGTTGGTTTGTCTGAATATCAGAAGATGAAAGACGGAAAGCCTTCAGCTAATTGGGCAACAAAGCCAGCTACCATGATAGAAAAGGTTGCTGTTTCTCAAGCATTAAGAGCGGCCTTCCCAACGGATTATCAGGGATTGTATACAGCGGAAGAGTTCGGGCAGGACGGAAAGCTGACAGAAGAATTTGTAAATGCAGAGGTAGTTGAGGAAGCTGGTGATTCAGGAGCGGGTTCACTTATTATCAATCAGGAGCAAAGGCAAGAATTTTTAAAGCTGGCAACAGATTTCTATGGAAAAAAGAAGGGTAATGCAGTTATCAACTATATCTGCCAGCAAATAGGACTTGAATCCACAACAAATATGACAGTGAGCCAGTTTGAAAGAGCTATGGAAATGCTGGAACATGGCATAGAGGTAGATAAGAAAAAGATGGAACAACCGACTGAAAAGAGTGAAGTTCCGGATACAGAAAAGGCGTAATATTCCCTGGAGGTGGGCGAAAGTCTACCGCCGAAATAAAGGTGGTGATTTTGTTGGCATGGATTAGCGTTCATGACCATGTTATCGGAGGGAAGTTGCGAGAGTTATCAAAAACACTTGGTTGTTCGCAGAAAGAAGCACTCGGTATTCTGGTATCGCTTTGGATATGGGGAATCAATAACGCTGATAAAAATGGAAAATTAAAAAGTTGTGATAGGAACGATATAGCTGAAGTTTTATCCATTGGGATAAGTGACGGCTTGAATCCTGAAAACATCGTCATGGGTCTGATTGAGCAGAAATGGATTGATGAAGAGGAAGATGGCATACTTTACCTGCATGATTGGGATGTCTGGCAAGAGCAATGGTATAAGTTCCTGAGTACGAAAGAATATGATGCAAAACGAAAGAGAGAGGCCAGGGCAAGGAAAAAAGCGGAAGCCCAAGAGGATGAAGAACCACTGGAAGAGAAAAAAGATGACATTCCACTGGAAAGTCCATCGGAGAGTCCAGAGGACAATCTACCGAACGAAACGAAAAAACCAAAGAAAGCTGAAAAGAAACAATATGCTGAATATGTTTCTCTTAAGGATATAGAGTACGAAAAGCTGGTATCCGGATATGGGCAGAAAGCTACTGATAAATTCATAGAAGAATTAAATCTATATAAAGGCTCTACTGGAAAAACATATAAAAGCGATTACATGACGATTTTGAATTGGGTAGTGGAAAAAGTAGAAAAGAAATATCCAGGAATCATCCGAAGACCAAAACCAGAAGCGGTGAAGCAAGAAGATAAACCGAGGGATGGAAATCCGTTTGGACAATGGAAGGAGTAGATACAATGGTCGGAGACTTAACACAGGACATATTAGAAAAGCTGGCAAACGTATCATATGCTGAGGATGGTGACTATACAGGTGATGAAGGGCTTCTTTATTGCGGCAAGTGCAACACAAAGAAAGAAAGGGAAATTGTATGGCCTGATAAAACGATTCGAAAAGTTGGCGTGATGTGCAGGTGCAGAGAAAAGGAAAATGAATCAACCAATGCGCGTATGCAGAAAGAGGAAGAAATGCGAAATCTACGCTTGGCCAAAATCAGTAGCATGATGGACAATTCCTTTCATTATTCTACTTTTGATAATTACATTAAAAATAAATTGAATGAAAAGCATTGGAACAATGCAATGAACTATTGCCGGGAATTTAAAGAGATGTACGAGAAGAATCAAGGTTTATTGCTTTATGGCAGTGTTGGAACCGGAAAGAGTTATACAGCTGCTTGTATTGCAAATTACTTACTGGATCACAATGTATCTGTTGTAATGACATCTTTTGTCCGTATATTGCAGGAAATGCAGGGGTTCGATCGGGAAAAAGAAGAAGCATTCAGCAGTAAACTAAGCAGTGTAAAATTACTTGTTATTGATGACCTTGGAGCAGAACGCAATACGGATTATGCATTGGAAAAGGTATACGGAATTGTTGACAACAGGTATAGAGCTAAAAAGCCGCTGATACTAACAACCAATCTAACGTTGGAGCAGATGCAGGCGGTAAATGATATCCGCTATGAACGTATCTATGACAGGATATTTGAAATGTGCTTTCCTATAGAGTTCACCGGAATATCTTGGAGAAAGAGAGAAGCGGCACAACGGTATGAAGAAACCAAAAAATTGTTGGAGGGATAGAATGGACAGTAATTGTATTGGAGTGAATATTAAAAGAGTCCGGAAAGAAAAGAGATTATCCCAGAGTAAAGTCGGGGAGCTGATTGGAAAAAGTGAGAGTACAATAGGTAACTACGAAAACGGCATAATTGACATTCCGTGTTCGGTATTATTGAATATGGCAGAAGCATTGGAATGTGAGCCGGAAGTGTTCCTTGGAGCAAAAGTGGATGATTTCAACCCGATTGCAGAATTGCGTATATATACGCAAGAAGACAGGCAGATTGTAGCTGGAATATTAGTGAAGAATGGATACACAGTCAGGCAGATTAAAGTACCGAGAGAAAAGGGCAAGAGCAATTACCTTTGCCTTCAGGTGAAGTTGGAAGAGTCAAGTTTAGAAAGTCAGTAAATGGGAGGTGCTTACTTTGAATACAGGAAAAAAATTTGAAGAGGATTTTAAGAAGTCTGTACCTATTGGAACATATTACTTGCGATTACATGATAGTGCAATAGGATTTGACGTTGAAAATAGTACTCAGAGATTCTCACTTAAAAGCCCCTATGATATTGTTCTTTGTAAAAACGGAAGAATGTACGCATTTGAACTGAAAAGTAATCAAGAAAAAAGCATGTCGTTTTATGGTAAGACTTCTAAAATCAAGGAAAAACAGGTTGAAGAACTTATCAAGGCAGAGAAAAGTGGAGCCTTCGCTGGCCTGATTCTTAATTTTAGGTGTTTTCCAGAAACTTACTTTATCAAAGCATCAGATTTTAGAAGATTTATGGATGTATGTGGCAAAAAAAGTATAAATATCAATGATGCAAGAAGTATTGGAATATTGGTACCACATAGGAAGTTAAAAGTTAACTATAGATATGATTTATCTGTTCTGTTAGGGGAAGGAGGTGTGAAAAGCAGTGAGGAAATGCAAAGGGCAGTACACGAAATATGATGAAAAGCTAAGAAAATTTGTTAATGTTCCGTTTGAAGAGGGATTGTTTCATCAATGGGGCAATGATTACAACGAATATGAAAGCGGCCCGGCAAATTATACGGTTGGTATAGTGGAACTGCCGAATGGAAAAGTGGTAATGCCGATAGCAGGTTTTATTCAATTCACAAGTTAAGGAGGTCAATATGAGCAAAGAAGAAATGATACAGAGGTATGAAGAATTACTGGAAGGAGTATCCAGGGAAGGAATCGACAGACTGATGGATTTTATTAGGAAAAGTGATTTCTACACAGCACCGGCATCTACCCGGTTCCATGGGGATTATGAAGGGGGATTGCTTGAACATAGTTTGAGTGTTTATGAGCGTTTAGTGGATAAAGAACATAATCCTATTTGGGATGAAGTATTTCAGGGGATTGATGTTGATAGCTTTGTTGTTGTGGCTTTGCTGCATGATATCTGCAAGACATATTTCTATGGCAAGGAAATGAGGAGCCAGAAATCCTATGATGAAGAAAAGGTAAGGAATGCAGAAAAATGGCAGGTGAAGCATGATAACAATGGTGATTTTATCTGGGAAACGGTTCCGGTGTATGTGGTAGACGATAAGATTCCTTATGGTCATGGCGAAAAATCAGTGATGATGATTGAGGAATACATTAGGTTGAAACCAGTTGAACGGTATGCGATTCGTTGGCACATGGGACCGTATAGCGGACAGCAGGACTGGAACACCTTTTCGGCTGCTATCACAAAGTATCCGTTAACGTTGGCATTATTTGAAGCAGACATGGAAGCAACATATATCATTGAAAACAAGAAGGAGAAGTAAAATGGCAAAAACAGAGGTATTTACATGCGACATCTGTAAACAAAGCAAAAGCGCAGGAGATTTGGCAAAGATAACTATTAAATCAGATGGTATTAGAATGAAAGACATAGGTTATGGCGGCTTACAGATTGATATTTGCCCCGTTTGTCTCAAAAAAAAGGGATTTGTTGTAGAGCATAAAAATGATGAAGAATTAAAGGAAGCACAAAAACAGAATAAAGCAACCCTTGAAGACAAGATTTATGAGATTCTCGAAGATATGGGTGTAGCTTTTTGCGAATAAACCAGGAGGAAAGAAAGATGGAAGATTACAGAGAGTTGAAAGTGGAAGCGGATACCTTTGATAAGATGAGGGCAGATACCAACTTTATCTTACAGAGGGCTTTGGGCATGATGAAGGAAAAGGACAGCATGGAAGGAAAAGTGACCATAAACCTTGATATTAAGCTGGTGCCAGAATTTATTCCAAACTTCGATGAGGAAATCGAAGGAGAAACCAGAAGGATATTGAAACCGCAATTTGCCCATAAAGTTACCTCTGCCATCAATATCAAGAATGAGAAAAAAGGTAACTTTGACAGCGAAATGGAAATGGTATGGGATGAAGATGAACAGGCTTATGTCTTAAAGTATATCAATAATACGGTACAACGCTCCATATTTGACGATGATATCCGGGAACAGTGGAATCGGGATGGCAATAATGCAAATGTAATCGAAATAAGCGAAGAAGGTGATTTCATGAATGTTCCGCTTATTGAAGGAGAAGTTGCTGATGAAACTGCATTGCCTGGACCAGTAGTTGATTATCCAGAAGATGATGGATACGGATATGAGGATGTAGTATAAGAATCCCTTGGGCGGTCTGAGACAGAAATTCATGCCGCCCAGAAAAAAAGGTGCATAAAACAAGCATATAGAGGCATTAAAAGCCTTATGAAATAAATTCATCGGTAGGAAGCATAAAACGGATCCAGAGTATAATACAAAGTTACATAAAGCATTGGAATATAAGCAAAAAATCAAGGAGAGTTAGCATGAAAAATAGGATGCAAAGTTTTGTGGACAGAGGAAATATCCTGATAAGCAAAGGAAAGACGGAAGATGCTATAAAGCTGATTTCCAACGGTCTTCAGTATTACACAAACAGGATCATAAAAGGTGTATCACCATATTCAAAAGCAGATGCAGGGTTACTGGTTATTGTTCTTCGGCATTTAGCGGACCAGATTGAGAAAAAGAATGAGGGTGCAAAGGAATTTGTAGATGGAATGTCAAAATGCTTAGTATTTCCTGAGTTGGAAGAGATGGAACGGATAGAAAAGGCGAACAGGCATTGAGGTAGGAATGAATGTATGAATATGCAGATCGGAGAAGTTGAAACTGCTTAATGGAGGATATTTAATATATTACAGCATCTTTAGATATCAAAACCGGAAAGCCGGTAAGGAATATTATGCATTGAAGATACATGCAGTAAGGTAATGACAAAGGAGGCGAAAAGATTGAGTAACATGTATAACCAATTTGGCACTTGCAGGATATGCCATGCGAGAATCATGTGGGTGAAAACTAAGGCAGGAAGGAATATGCCAGTAAATCCAGAGTTTGTAGATTACAAAGTAGTATCAGGAGGAAAAGAAAGGATTGTTACTCCTGACGGAGAGGTTGTAGTAGGGGAAAAAGCGAATCCGGAAGATGCAGACGGACACGGATACATTTCTCACTTTGCAACCTGTGCAGGAAGATAAAAGAAAAGCTACCCATTTCAGGCAGCCTTCCAATATTCTCCGTAAGCATATTGTAGCAGATATGCTTGAATATGTAAATATCATAAGGAGGATTGCTGATGGGAAAGCAAAGACAAGTAATAAGCAAAGAATTATTGGAAACCATAACGGAACACGCAGCAAAAGTGGCGGTGGATACTTACAATCAACAGAAAGATATTGAGGAGAAAGAAAAGTTCGACAGGAGATTGAGCAATACAAGGTTATTACTGGAACATTACAGGGATTTCTCCGATTACGGTGATAAAGCAATTTATCGCATCTATGAAAAGCTGGATGAAGATGTAATGGATATTGTTGAAATGATGGAAGGGAGAAGATACGATAAGGATACAAGGATAGAGAGTATAGAAAAGGGAGTAATGAGAACCAAGATAATTATGAACCATGTTAATACCATGTTGAAAGTCTACAAGCAGGGTTGTGATAAATCACCAAATCCAGAGGATAGAAGAAGGTATAGGGTGATCGAAGGTCTGTATCTAAAAAAAGCACCAGAATCGGTACAGGAAATTGCAGAAAAGGAACAAATTGCAGAGCGTACCGTATATAAGGATATTACAACGGCTTGTAGGCGGCTAACCGCTCTTATCTTTGGGGTAGATGGGTTCCGGCGATAAAATCTAACCTTGAGGTAATCAAAGGGCAAAAAGAGGGCATTGACAGGGCAACTTACCGTATGGTAATATGTAGCCTGTGAACAACTGATATGTCATACCATAAAAAAGAGCGTATATGATCAATTTCCGTTCGACACCAGAGGTGGGTTTGTTAGAATGATGATATAACAAATTACCAAATGGAAAGGGTGGTATTGGTGGTCAGAAAAAGCGATATAGTAAGAAGTCTGGTAAAAGAGCAGCAATACAAGAATGCATTGCAGATTGCAAAAGACTTTAGGCTTGGTATAACGCCGGAACAATCTTCAAAGATGAAGAAAGCGTATGAGTGCATGGTTCATGAAAGGTTCTACCTCTCCCTGGGTGAAAACGTACAGGCAAGGATAGATGAAGGCATCGAAGCAATAGTCAGCATCTACGGAAGGGAGAAAGAAGAGCATGGCAAAGTTGTACACAAGCAGGTTTAGCAACAAGGAATTGGAGTCGGAAAAGTATACCGTTGTTGGAGTGGTAAGAAGTATGCCGAGGTTTCCAGTAAAGTATAAAATATCCGGTAACATAACGCAGATTGCACCTCCAGGCTATCTCTGGAATGAGAATGATAGAGATAGATTCAAAGCTCCATATTACAAGCATTTAGAAAAAGCAGGGTATCCTCTCATTGGAGCAATCGTCAAAGACTATTTAGGTATCGGGAAAGACTTGGTGCTTTGTTGCTATGAAGATGTTAGAAAACCAAATGAATGGTGCCATAGATTAGTATTTGCCGAATGGTGGTATGAAAAGACCGGACAGAAGATTGAAGAACTTCCAGACCCGTCAGCAGTTCCGGGAATAAAGAAAGCAGATACCAAGAAGCAAGAGGATAAGAAAGAAGAGTACGAACAATTGTCTTTCATGAATGAACTGTACCGTTCCATGTATCCTCACTATAATACGTAACCGCCAATAGCTCAGTGGTAGAGCAACAGACTCTTAATCTGTAGGTCGCAGCGTTTGAATCCTGCTTGGCGGACCAAAAACAAGGCTCAGTATCTTTGGATACTGGGCCATAATATTTTAAAAAATTAAAATAATGTTTGACACCAGAGGTGGGTAATTTAAGATGATGACAAGATAAATAAAACAAATTCACCAGATGGAGGTAACAGGAAATGGCTCACTTAGAAAAATCTGAAGATAAAATATTTAATAGAATTTTTGTTGGAACAAAGGAAGTTATGAATAAGGACTATCGTATGATTGAAAGGAAAGTAACATGTATCCTTGATAAAAATTGTGTAAGATATGTGGTTGTTGAAAATGGAAAGCAGATTTCCAGAAGAGAATTTGCGAATGGCAAAGAAGAGCTTTGCTTCAAAAATGCTACGAAAGCATTAAATAAATAAGCAGATTGTATTAACAAATTGCCTTGCTCAAACCAAATACGGGCGGGGCTTTTTTATGCTTGGGAAGTTTTATAGCCAAATTCAGAGGCTTTACCGTTACAGGTAATAAATAACAAAGCAAAGAAAGAAGGTGATGAATATGCCGCAATTCCAGAATCCAGGAGCGTTCTTTCTGGGAACCTTAGTACCGTCAGAACAACGATTCTTGAAAGTATTGTTAGAGAACGCCAGAAAGAACGGATATACGAAGCTGGTAGAGCCGTGTGCCGGAGCGTTTGCAATGTCGCACTTGGCTGTACAGTCAGGCTTTAAGCCGGAACAGATTGAAGCCTCAGATGTGTCTATGTTTACATCCATCATGGGTTATGCCATTACTGGAAAATCTTTAGAGGAACTTGAAATACAGGCAAAAGGGTTTTCGCACGAAGAATTGCTTAATCCGGCTATAGCATTGTACGCATGGAAATATTTAAGCATGGTAAAGAATGCTGGAAAAGAATATTTCTATAATTTCATGATTGACTTAGAAGACAGAAGGGAAGAGCATATTAAGGCAATCGAAGAGCAGTTGCAAAGAGCCAAAGAATTGCTTGGAGGAATGAGTTACCGTGCATTGGATATGTGGGAACACATGGATGAAATCATAGATGATGAACAATGCATTGTGATAGCAAACCCTCCGACGTATACTGCAGGATTTGAAAAGTATTACGATACCGGAGGGAGGATGACCTGGAAGGAGCCGGAGTACCAGATTTTTGACCCGAATACCGGATTGAAGCAGTATATGGATATGTGTAAAGATGCAAAATGCCTTGTGCTTTGCTACGAAGAGAATGAGCCGGGGAAGACGGCAGGTATTCCGGTATTTGCCAGATATGGCGTTCGCAATGGAGTTAATGTATATCTGACATCAAACAGACCGGAAGAAGCTGCTGATTTAGCGAATGGCCGGAAGATTGCAAGACCAGGAGAAAGCAAGCTGGAACAATTGGATTGCTCCATGCTGCCGAGGGATTATGTGATTACGGAGAAAAGCAAGGTACAGCTATGTCAGATTGAAAGGGCTGAAGCGCAGTATTACCGTCAATTGTGGACTCATAACTTTGTTGGTTCATCAGCACCTATCAACATAGCGGTTTTGATAGATGGGAAGATAGCTGGTGTGTTCGGTGTAGATAAATCGGCATTAACCATGGGAGCGTTCGGTACACAGGTATCAGATGCTATTTTCTTGATGTATGGCATGACGGTTCCTCATCCGAATTACCGTCTGAACCGTCTGCTGACAATGCTGGCTCAGAACAAAGAATTTGTATTCAAGATATGCACTGACTTGGAAAAAGAAAAGGTCGGGCATCTGAAAACAGTTCAGATGACAAAGTACCCGGAGGCAAAAGAAATGCGTGGGATTATGAAACTCACGAAACGGATTCCGGATAAGAAGATGGGATTTCGTCTGACATATGAATCAGAACTGAAAGACCGCACAGAAAAGCAGACCCTGGAAGAATGGTTGAGGAGGGAAGAAAAGTGGAAGAAGGAAAGAGCGAAAGCAAAATCTGTTACGAACAAATAGCGGATATGGGTTCCGGTCTGATTATTGCAAAAGTTCCTGCTGAGTGTATCCGGGAACAGGATATAAATGCCAGAATCATGAAGAATGAAATGCAAAGGCAGCTCACTGACAATATCAAGAAAAGAGGTCAGTTAGAATCCCTGCCTTTATGTGCATTGACCGAAAACGGAAACAGAATCGAAATCATATCAGGGCATCACAGGATACGTTCCGGAAAAGATGCAGGAATGAAAGAGTTCTTTGTTGTACTGGATATAAGCGGACTGAACCGTTCTAAACTTATAGCAAAGCAGATAGCTCACAATGCTATATCCGGATTTGATGACCAATCCACATTGAAAGAATTAGCAAAGATGATTGAGGATGTGGATGATATGATTGAAAGCTATGCCGGTAAAGATATTCTGGCAGAACCAGAAGCGGAATTGGAAAAGTATTTATCTCCAACTGTAGAGTTTGACTGGAAGAATGTCACGTTTACCTTCCTGCCACATCAGATAAAGGATACAGCAAAACTCATAGATGCTCTGGATAACACGAAACCGGACTTTTTGGGAGTAGCCGACATTGAACAGCATAAGCCTTTCTTGGAAACGCTGTCAAAATATCAGCAGTTCTCCAATGTGAAGAATACAGGAGCCGCAATCCATGCAATGATTAAATGTACAGAGCAGATGTTTGAGGATATTGGATATTCCGGTGATGGAGAGTGGGAGCAGCTAACAAGTATCTTTGGCAGTAGCGCAGTACCAGCAGAAGCAGCAGAAGTTATCAAGGAGGCCGTAAAGAAGCTGGTTGATGACGGTGTAGTAGGGCAGAAGAATAAGTGGCAAGCCATTGAATACTTAGCGGCAGATTATCTGGCTGGAAAGTAGGTGGTTGAATGGCTCCACAAGCTAAATATAATCCTAAGTACCATGATGACTGGGCGTGGTCCTTAGTCATTAAAGGTGCTACAGATAAGGAGATTGCAGAAGCCTTTGGTCTATCTGAAAGAACGATTAACAGGTGGAAGAATGAATATGAAACCTTTAAAATCGCAATGGAATCAGGGAAGGAAGCGGCAGATGCAAAGGTTGAAAGAAGTTTGTATGAACGTGCCATAGGTTATGAAGAAGTAGAGGAAAAAGAGAGCGTCTTGGAGATTGATAAAGATGGGAACCGGAAACCCCTGAAAGTCAAAACAGTAAAGAAAAGGATTCTTCCTGATACCATGGCAGGTATGTATTGGCTGAATAATCGCCAGCGTAAAAATTGGTCGCAACGTCAAGATGTCAATGTGAATAGTACAAATACCAATGTGGATTTAAGCGGTCTGAGTGATGAAGAATTGCGCCAGCTCATAAAATTAGCACCGGAAGAGGAAGCAAAAGGTGGCTAAAGCCAGACAGTATTTATCAGAGAGAGCAAGAAAAGAAATTGCTTCACAGGCAAAGTACGAACTTGCCAGAAGAAGCTATGTGGATTATTGTGAGCTGGTTCACCACGGAAGATGGAAAAGAGCAAAGCACTTGGATTTGGTATGTAAAAAATTAGAGGATATTATAGCAGGAAAGACAAAGCGGCTCATGATATTTATGCCTCCCAGACATGGAAAATCCATGACAGTGACAAAGACGTTCCCATCCTACTTTTTAGGCAAGTTTCCGGATAAAAGAGTTATAGAAGTAAGCTACAGTGGGGATTTGGCTGAAGAGTTTGGTGCTGCCAACCGAAGCAAGATTTCTGAGTTTGGAATGCCAGTGTTTGGGAATCAGCTTTCACAGGTAAAGGCTACAAAGACGAACTGGAATCTACAAGATACGGAAGGTGGTATGCTATCTGTTGGTGTTGGGGGATCTATCACCGGACAGGGTGCGGATTTGCTTATTATAGATGACCCGATAAAAAACAGGGAAGAAGCTGAATCTGAAACCTATCGTGAAAAGCTGTGGAATGAGTGGCAGTCAACAATCTCCACACGTATGCAGGCAGGAGCCGCAGTGGTCATTATATTGACCAGATGGCATGAGGATGATTTTGCCGGTAGGCTCCTAAATCCAGAATACGGAAAAGTAGAGGATTGGGAAATTCTATCCCTGCCATGCATATGTGAAGAACCGGATAAGGATTTGCTCCATAGGCAGGAAGGGGAAGCATTGTGGCATGAAGCTGGCTATGATGAAGAGTGGGCGGCAGGAACAAAGGAACGTGTCGGCACTTATGCATGGTCTTCCCTATATCAGCAGTCACCAACTCCGGCAGGCGGTTCCATATTTAAGCGCGAGTGGATGAATAACAGATACAAGGCTCTCCCTCGCTTGAGCATGATAATACAAAGCTGGGATTTGCCGTTCGTCAAGAGCTTAGAATCTGCAAAATGTGCTGGCTTTGTCATGGGCAGAAGAGGTGCTGACATTTATTTCATAGATTGTGTGAATGACAAAATGGAGTTTACGGAAAACATAGCAGCTATAAAAAACATGACAGCAAAGCATCCTAAAGCAAGGGCGAAAGTGGTTGAGAATAAAGCTAACGGACCGGCTCTGATAAGTCTGTTAAGGAAAGAAATACCGGGTATTGTACCTTTTGAGCCAGTTGGCAGTAAGGAAGAAAGAGCATTGTCTATCACTCCATATTATGAGGCTGGTAATATTTGGTTTCCGGAAGGTACTTTGTGGTTACATGATTTCATAGAAGACTTAATCAGTTTTCCCAATGGAAAATATAAAGATACGATAGATGCCTCGGTACAAGGCATTTTGTATTTGATGGATAAGCCAACAACGAGTTCACCTCCATCTGAAGGAGGACTTAATAAAGAAAGCTATTGGAAAGGGAGGTGATAGGAGATGGCGAGCATGGATGAAGTTGGACGTATAGGACAGAACCGATACGGGGGGACGTTTTACGAAGAGTTTTTGCGTGAATTGAGAGGAAAAAAGGGTGTTGAGACATATAAAGAAATGTCAGAAAATGATGATACGATTGGAGCCATTCTTTTTGCCGTTGAAATGCTGATAAGACAAGTGGATTGGAATATAGAGCCTTCGGGCGATACACCAAAAGACAGGGAGGCAGCAGAATTTGCGGAACAATGTATGCATGATATGCAGGACACTTGGACAGATACCGTTTCTGAAATACTGTCTTTCCTGACATTTGGATGGTCTTACCACGAAATAGTGTACAAAAGACGAATGGGCAAAACGAGCAATCCCAAAACTAAAAGCAAATATAGTGATGGGTTGATAGGGTGGCGAAAACTTCCTATCAGGGCACAGGAAACACTATATCAGTGGGAGTACGATAACGAGGATAATCTTATCGGAATGACACAGCTACCGCCTCCGGATTACGGCTTGATAACTATACCGATAGAAAAAGCAATGCTGTTCAGGACAAAAAGCCGGAAAGGAAATCCGGAAGGAAGAAGCATACTAAGAAATGCATACCGCTCCTGGTACTTCAAACGTAGGATTCAGGAAATAGAGGGGATTGGAATTGAGAGGGATTTGGCAGGTCTTCCAGTAATAACAGGTCCTGAGAATATGGATCTTTGGAACGCTGACGACCCAGATGCAGTAAGAATCAGGACTGGGCTGGAAGCCATGGTTAGAAAGGTACGCAGGGATGAATCGGAAGGAGTTGTGCTTTCGCATGGATACGATTTTCAGTTGTTGAGTACAGGTGGAAGCAGACAGTTTGATACTAATGCAATCATAGACAGATACGATACGAGGATAGCAATGACTGTTCTGGCTGATTTTATTTTGTTAGGGCATCAGCAGGTGGGGAGTTTTGCACTTAGTTCCGATAAGACGGAATTATTTGCTATGGCGATAGGGTCATATTTGGATATCATATGTGAGACATTTAACAGCCAGGGAATCCCTGCATTGATTGACATTAACGGCTCGCATTTTGATGGGATTACCGATTACCCCACTCTGGAACACGGAGATATCGAACATGAGGATATACAGAAGCTGGCAGCATATATCAAAGATATGACAGGAATTGGTGTCTTAATACCTGACGATGGCTTGGAGGATTTCGTAAGAGAAACGGCAAACCTTCCTGACAGGACAGAAAATAGTCATGAAATATCAGAATTAAGAAGACAGCAGCAAAGCCAGAATGAACCACCAGAATCACAAGTGACACCTGGTAGCGGTAAAGAAGGAGAACCGGAAGAATTACCTGATAAACAGATACAGGCGGCAAAGAAGCGGTTAGGAAGAGAATTGGAAATTGATTTAGCAACGAGAGAACAAAAGTTCCAAAATGCGGAGTATGCTGCACAACTCTATAAGAATAATCAGAGTAAAACATCAACAAAGAAGCAGTCAGGAAGGGGCGGTTAATATGGCGTTCCTCTTTAAGCAAAAGGCAGGAAAGAAGAAACTGAAAACACAGGCCAGTTTGGATGTTCTTGAAAGGCTGAATGGATATCTGGATGAAAATATTGCCGAGCCGGTGCAGTTCCTTGTTGATTTCTGGAAGGACCAGACAGAAGCAATCACCTACAAGGAGATTCGGCAAGCAATAATTGACGGTTATATGTCAGAAGAAACTCTACGGCTGTGGATGCAGGATTATTCGGTTCTGGTTTCCGAGAGGATGTATCCGCTTTGGAATCAAGCTCTTTCGACAGGTGCAATTAGCCAGCCTGTCATGGATAGGTTAGTCACATCATTTGCCTTTGATCTGAACACCCCATCTGTTATGTCGTGGATAAATGAACGAGGAGCACAATTTGTTACAGCGGTTTCGACAGAACAGAAAGAAGCGATAAAGGCACTGCTTTCTGAGTATGCCAATGGAACTTATACCGTGGATGAACTATCAAGGGTAATACGTCCATGCATAGGGCTTAATAAGTCGCAATCAGAAGCTAATTTGCGCTACTATAACAATATCAAAGCAAAGCTGCAAAAAGAGCATCCTAAGATGAAACCGGAAAGTATCCGGAAGAAAGCAAAAGAGGCAGCTGCTAAATATGCGGAAAGACAGCATAGGCAAAGGGCTTTTGATATAGCACAGACAGAAATGGCGTTTGGCTACAATAAGGGAGCTGATGAAGGCGTCCGACAGGCACAATCGCAGAACCTGCTTGGAGTCATGGAAAAACGTTGGAGTACATCCGGTGATGGAAATGTATGCGCCGTTTGTGCAGCATTGGATGGTGTACAGATTGAAATGGATGAAGAGTTTGACTTTAAAGGGAAAGTCCTGTTTGCAGGACATAAGCGCACCCCACCAGCCCATCCAAAATGTGCGTGTGGTGTACAGTACATTGAAATTTCTCCACCTGTATTTACAGAGTAGAAAGGCGGTGATGTAGTGAAGAGTTTTGGAGAGATAACCGGATGTGTAACAAAACCACCGGATTCTGTTATCAAAACAGGAGAAAACGTAACAGAAACAGGAAAAAGCGTAACTAAAGTAGGAGAAAGTGGAAACAAGACAGCCGAAAATGTAATTAAGGGTAGCTTCAAGATACACAAATCTGATGATGATAAAATGCTGGCATTTGGATGGGCAAATGTAGCAGTTACAGCAGATGGAAAACAGGTTACAGACCTACAAGAAGACATTGTAGACCCAGAGGTTTTAGAAGAAGCCGCCTATCAGTTTGTTGAGCTATACCGGGAAGGTGGCGAAATGCACGAAAGAGGTGGTTGCGCTGTTCTGATAGAAAGCATCATGTTTACAAAGGAAAAGATGGTAGTTATGGGAATCCCTGAAGGTACATTGCCGGAAGCATGGTGGATTGGATTCAAGGTTACTGACCCTGATGTATGGGATAAAGTGAAATCAGGTGAATATCAGATGTTTTCCATAGAGGGAATGGCAGAACGAATTGAGGTGAAGGAAGATGGGTAATGCGCTGCTATGCATTGGTATATTTTTTCTTGGAGTATTTTCCGGCACAATGGTTATGTGCTTATGTTTTGTAAGTAAGAATAGAGAAGATGAATTAGTTTGGTAATCCAGAACACATCTGTAAGGGTGTTTTTTGTTTTATAAAAATCAAGAAAGGAGGATGTTGATATTGGCAAAAACAAAGCTAAAGAACTTAAAGGTTACAAAGGTGGATTTTGTGGATGCCGGAGCCAACCCGAATGCAAATGTAGTTTTGTATAAAAGTAAGGATGGTATACCGACAACACAACAGGGAATACAGACCGAATCAGTTGAAGCAAAGCCTGAAGGTATGTTTAAAAAATTCATCTCTGCCATTGGCAAAGCAGTGGGGCTTAAGCAGGAAGAAATAGATGCTACCATTGAGGAAATTGCAAAGGGAAGTGAAGCAGAGACATTCGGGGAAAAAATGAACGAGGTCAAGCGAAGGAAGATTACGGATGAAATGTGGGATTTGTGTTATGCATTGGAATCTTCGTTGTGTTCCATTATTTGTGATGACGAAGCTGGTGATAAATCGGAACTTATGAAAACCAGTTTGGAGGAATTTATGTCTGTAATGAATAGTGCCATAGAACAGTGGGCAGACGGCAAGACCTCAAATGTAATCCAAAAATCATCTGAACCAGCTACTGAGACTGAATTGAATTATATGAAATCTGTGCATGAAAAGCTGCAGGGTATGATTACAAAAGCAGAATCAGGCAATGGAAGCAGTGGAACGGATGAATCAGAAGATTTAGGAGAATCGAAAGGAGAAGAAGTGGATATGAGTAAAGTTAACAAGAGTAAAATGACTCCTGCTGAAAGAGCTTTCTTTGAAGATATTGAAAAGAGGTATAGCGAAGGAGAGAAAACAGGAGAAGGAACAGAGGAACAGGATAATCCTGTGGTAAAATCAACGCAGGTCGCTACACCTCAACCTGTGGCAACAGAAAATACGACAACCGAAGATATTTATAAAGGTCTACATCCGGCAGTAAAAGAGGAACTGGAAAGGCTGAAAAAGCGTGCGGATGAAGCGGAGGAAAAAGAACTTACCGACATTGCCAAGAAATATGAAATCATAGGTAAAAAGCCGGAAGAACTGGTTCCTTTACTAAAGAACCTGAAAATAGCCGGAGGGGATTCATTTGGTAACATGGTTGCCATTCTTGATGCATCCGTGGAAGCAGTGAATAAGTCTAGCATGTTTTCTGAAATCGGAAAAAGCGGCGGTTATGGTGGAACCGAACTGGGAGCATGGGCGAAAATCGAAAAGAAGGCAGATGAAATCCAGCAAGCAAAGCCGGAACTTAGTCGGGCAGCAGCTATTGATACTGCTTGCCAGCAGAATCCACAATTAGTTCATGAATATGAGAATGAATAGAGAGGAGACAGTACCATGGCAACTTATTTAGGAACAACAATCAATGAAAGCCCTACGATTATTTTGACAGCAGGTGAAGATATTGAAAAGGCACAGGGTAAGGCAGTGAAAATCATCAATGGAGAGATAGTGGCAGCAACTGCCGGAGTGAACGCTATCGGAGTGATACCGCTGTCTGAGGATGAAACCATTAAGAAAGGTACCGAAGTGACAATCCAGATAAAGGATATAGGTGCATGGGTGGCAGGAGGAAAGATTGCAGTTGGTGATGAACTTACCGCAGATGCAAACGGTCATGCGGTAAAGGCTGCCACAGGGAATTTCATTTCAGCAATTGCAATGACAGCAGCGGAAGAAGCTGGAATTATCATAAGAGCGCAGTTTGTAAAAGCTGGCTACAAAGCTTAAGGAGGATGGATTATTATGGGTGACAGACAGGCAACAAACAATGGCGATATCCAGGCCAGAATTATGAAGGGCTGGAAGCCGAACAGATATTTAAGCAACATGAGCATGGCATACTTTGCAAATCCGGGTGATTGGGTAGCAACAAGAATCTTCCCGATATGTCCGGTGACGTTAAGCACTAGCTACTATTACACGTTCCTGAAAGGTGATTTGGCAAGGGATAATGTTCAGAGGAAACCTGCTTACGGCAAAGTCAATCCAGCAGTAATGGGGCATACGGACAACACGTATAAGTGTGCAGTAGACCAGATTATTGTAGGAATAGACCAGATTGGCACTCTGGATTACCAGAGAAGCAATACTCCGGCATCCATTGACCCAAGACGCTCTAAAGTAAGATTCACGACAGAGCAGATGAATCTCCATCTTGATGTAACATTTGCAAAGAATTACTTCAGAAGCGGAGTATGGGAGAACGAATTGAAGGGTATTGATTCAGGTATTCCTGGCACAAGCCAGTTTCTGAAATTCAATGATGCTAATTTCGACCCGGTTCATTTTTTTAATGAAAGACGTAGGGAGATTAAACTGAATGGACGCAGGGAACCGAATAAGCTGTCTCTTGGCTACGATTCATATATCGCACTGACAGAGCATCCGGATATTCTGGAACGTGTTAAATACACTGGTTCTACAGCAAATCCGGCAATCGTTACCAGGCAGGTACTGGCACAGGTATTGCAGATGGAAGAAATATGCGTTTTGGAAAGTACATATAACATAGCTGAACCTGGGCAAGAAGATGATATGCAGTTTATTTGTGACAGCACAGGAGCATTGCTTACTTATACGACATCTTCACCTGCCATTGATGAACCTTCTGCAGGGTACATCTTCACATGGGATATGTTAGGAAACGGTTCATGGACAGCAACGGACCAGTTTGAAGGAGAGCCGGGAACCCACACGGAGTTCATCGAAGGCTTAATGTCAACAGACATGAAAAAGACTGCTGATGACCTTGCTTGCTATATGAAAAATTGCGTATAGGAGGTAGCGTATGAGTGAGTTTGTTTGCAAAAAGCCTATTACGCTGTCTGGGCATAGCTTCTCATATGGAGAAGTTATCCCAGACGGTTTTGTTTTACCGAAAAGGGCATCGGCATTAGTCCGCAGTAACTACATTACTGAAATAGATAATGGACTGATTTTGGAATCCGCAGAACCTATTCAGCCCATTCAGGCACAAAATGGAGAAATCCAACTTACAATACCTATTGTCACTGAAAAAGGCAACCTAGAGCTTACCACGAGTTCTGAGACTGTAGTAATTGTCTTTACTATCATGCAGAAAACCGTGGAAGAAGCTACAAAGGATATTGCCGTTTTGGAGGATGAAGATGCATTGATTTTGCTGAACGCCATAGATTCCCGGAAAGGTATCCAGAAAGCGGCAGAAGAAAGAAATGCAAAACTGCATGGAAATAATGAAGTGCCAGATGAAAATGAGGAAAACCAGAAGCAGGAAGACAATGTTGACACCATAACAGAAGGAGAAAGCACAGGTGATGTCTGATGGCAAAAACCTATACGTATGATCCTGCAAGGATTGCGGAATATGGAAAGGACCGGATGCGGTTTGAGCTGGGGGATACAATGGTTGAGGGTGGAGCTGACACCTCTGCCCTTACTGATGAAGAAATAATGACTGTTATCGGGATGTATCCGAAAAGGTGGAAGAAGGCAAAGTTAGCCATGCTGGAAAGCTTATGCCGAAGATTTGCATATGAACCGGATACAAAGGAAGGACCATTATCATTTTCGCTCGGTGGACGTGCTAAGTTGTGGCGTGAGGATTATGAAAAGCTGAAAGCAGAGGTTGTAAGTGGTTCCATTACTGTTCCAGATTACGGAACGGATTCTAAAGGCAATGATAAACCACCGTATTTTTATGTCGGGATGATGGAAAATAAGGAGGTGAAGATTGAATGAGGAATTTTATGTACCTTAGACCGGGCAATCTGTATAAGGATTTCATCATTGAAGAGAATACTGCAGACATTGGTACGAACGGCAGACCGAAAACAAGTTATGATGATTCAGGGAAAAGGATGCTGAAAGGCGCATTGGCATTGGCAGACTATAGACAGAAAATGCGTTGGGAACAACTTCAGCATCCAATTACTCACACAATTGTACAAGGCGGACCGCAAAAAGCAAAAGCAGAAGATAAGCTGGTTCACGGAAATCGTATATTCCTGGTTAAAGGTGTTGACGAATCCGGAAGCCTTGGCATATGCACAATCTACTATGTAGAGGAAAGGATGGATGTGAAATGAGCAGTACAAGTGAAATAGGTACCGCCTTGCATATTGCAGTTGACAGGGTGGTTCAAAATGTCGGGAACCAAGTTGTTTCCAGAGGAACCAGAGCAGTCAATGCCATCAGGAATGCAGAACTGGATGTGCTAAAAGGAAGCAGAAGCGGGAAGGTATATAAGAAACCATTCAGTAGAGCAACTTACAGAGCATCCGCTCCCGGAGAGCCGCCAGCCAGAAGAACAGGTGCATTAAGGCTTAACTGGAATGGAGCGGTCAAGGGAGGAATCACTTCTGGAAATGAAGTGAAGATAACGGCAGAGCTACAAAGCAATCAAAATTATTCCGGATACCTTGAAGATGGAGCACCTCATATGGCTGCGAGGCCATACAAGGATAAGATAATAGAAAAGGCAACTCCGGAAATAGAAGCTATTTATAGTGAGCCATACGGTTAGGAGGTGTGCAAATGTCATTGGTTATTGATACGGTATCTAAGATATTTGATATCACGCTGATAAAAAAAGGCTGTCTTATGTATGCAAAGCATAGAACATGGGCTGAAGGCAAAGGGGGATTTGTTACCGCTGTGAAAGATACTGAAATCACAATCCAATACCACCCAGGAATTGGAAATGTCACAAACCATTTCTTTCTGCCAGTAAGCGAAGTGACAGCAGGAGAATGGGAAGTGAGATGGTCTGAAGACCTGACGACAGTAAGTGAATTTATAGTTGAAAGCGGTGGTGGTGATGAATCTTGAAGAATTGATTTATAAGTGGTTTTCAAAACATAAGCCAATTACAGAACAGATGGCTTTGTATTCCAGAAAGCCTGCAATATTCTATCAGATTGCTCCGGATGACCGTCAAAAAGGATGGAGCGGAAAGACACAATACCCAAGAATTGTTTACGGGATTGACATGCAAGTAAATCAGGAGCGTAAGAGTGCAGGAACGATGGAGATTAGCTTGCTATGTGATGAAGCTGGAACGGAGCCTGAAAAAATTGAGCCATTGATAAGGGAATGCCTGAAAGACCTTATCATCAATCCAGAAAATAGTTCACCGTATTGCTTTGCATGGTCAAGAACAGATGGTTTTGAAATACCAATTCGTGAAAGTGGAGCGAACACAAGGGTTATAGGTTCTGAAATTCGCTTTGATATTTTGGAATATCCAAGTCAAGAGACAACAGACCCAGATCCAGTTGTAGCTCTGAACAGATATATCAAAGATAAGTTTCCTGAAGCCTTTGTTATGGGGCTGGATAATATGGATTCATTTAGGGTAGCCGATGCGAAAGCGCCGGTTTTATACTGCCGTCTGGAATCTGTTGAGAAAGGAATAGAAACAAATACAGTCGCATGGATGGATGGTAAGATTGCCATCCATATTTTATGCCCGGACGGAGAAACAAGGCTGAAAATGGCATCTGCGATTGCAAACAGTTTATCGGTGGACGGAGAGATTATCATGTTGGATTATTCTCCTATGTTCATTAAACGCCTGCAGGCAAATTACAAATCTGACTACTTGAAAGAAGGACAGATTTTCGTAACAGGTCATTTTGGTCTGTTGAGGTATAAAGCAAAACCTCATAAGTTGATGCAAACTCACATTAAATACAAGTAAGGAGGTAAGAAGATGGCAAAAGATACAGTCACAAAGGAAACTGCTTCAAGTAAAACTGACGAAAAGCAGGAAGCAGTGGTCAATCCGACAGGAGCAAAAAGGATAAAGCAGGAATCTGCTTATTCAGTTAAGGAACTGGTTGCCAATGCCGGAAAGCTCTTTAATACAATGCCGGAGTGCGCAGCGGCAGCACTTAGAGCTGCAAACAAAGAAAATATCACAGTTTCCGAAGCACAGGAGATTGTGAGCAAATTTTTAAAGAAGGAGGTCAAGTAAATGGCTGGAACATTTATTTTAGGAGAAACAAAGATACGGCCGGGTGCTTACTTTAATATCCAGAAGAAAGGAAATAATGCGGCATCCGGAATCATGAACGGTGTAACAATCGTAATATTCAAAGCTGACTTCGGACCGCTGAACACAGCGATTGAAATAAGTGCCGAGGACGGTTATGAGAAGGTTTTCGGCACCGGACTTACTACGGATGCAATGAAGGAAGCAATTGCCGGTGGCGCAAAGACAATCGTTGCCTGCCGTGTTGGTAATGGAGGAACACAGGGAACAATCAGTTTAAAAGACACAGATGGAACAGATGCACTTACTATCACAGCAAAGTATCCGGGTGAAAAGGATTTCGCAGTAACAGTGCGTGAAAAGCTTTCGGATACAGCTTTGAAGGAATGCATTTTTTATACCGGCACAACGGAGTTTGAAAAAATTGAGTTCCCATCCGGACAGGGTGAGGCAAAAGCACTTATAGATGCGCTTGCAACTTCCAAAGGCTTCAGGGCAGAATTAGCCGCAGGTAAGGAAAACGCCGAGCTGGAGAATGTGTCGCAGAGCCAGTTTACCAAGGGCAGCAATCCACAGGTAACAATCGGTGATTACTCAAACGCTTTCACCCAGGTAGAGCCTTTCGAGGCAAATACCATCTGCCTTGATACGGAGGATGCAGAGATACATCTTTTGCTACAGTCGTTTTTGAATCGGATTTTTGATGCCGGATCACTCATGCAGGCGGTTGTAGCAGAAAAGCATACAGTAGACCTGGATACAAGGCAAGCACATGCTGCAGCTTTCAATGATGAGAAGATGCACTATGTTTTAAATCCATACATCAACGAACAGGGAATTGAGATTGATGGCTACCAGACAGCGGCACGCATAGCCGGAATGATTGGTGCCGTATCTTCTGCATCATCTCTCACACATACTGTAATCAGCGGTTTCACCGAGATTTTAGAGAGACTGACAAACACCGAGATTAATGCTGCTCAGAAGAAAGGCTGCATCGTGCTGACCAATAACAAGGCAAAGCAGGTCTGGATTGATAATGCAATCAATACGCTGATCACACCGGCAGACAATCAGGATGATGGCTGGAAGAAAATCAGGCGTGTAAAAACACGTTTTGAACTTATCAGACGGATAAACAATACTGCTGATGATCTGGTAGGCAAGGTAGACAACGACTCGAACGGCAGAAATACTGCAATCAGCCAGTTGCAGGGCATTGGAGATTCCATGAAGGAAGAGGGTAAGCTGGTATCCTGTACCGTTTCAGAAAGCAGAGTATATTCGGCTGACGGAGACAGTGCATGGTTTGATATTGATGTAGTCGACAAGGATTCCATGGAACATATTTATCTGACGTTCAGATTCCAGTTCAGCACAAAGGAAGAATAGGAGGTATAGGCAATGAGAAATGTAAGAGCAGCAGGAGATTCCAGACACGCCAGAACTGGAAAAGACGGAGCATTTTACAACGATAGTGGTGTGCTTCTTGCAACGGTAGATTCTTTTGCATCAAATGTGAATTTCAACAATGCCAAGTACAGTGTACTGGGTGATGCACAGGAGCACGAAACAGCGAATACCTATGCGGTACAGCTTACCATGTCACAGATCGTTGTGGAGGATGATGAATTTATCCAGGAGTTAATGACGGCATTGGAGACGCAGATAATGCCAAGATGGAATTTTCAAGGTTCTCTTCTGGGAAGGAACAATTCAGAGGAAAGAATGGTTTATAAGGAATGTATTCCTTCCGGCCAGATAGATATTCAGAATATTGCTGTCGGAGACGTTATCAAACGTAAGTGGAATTTCTTTGTGAACAGACCACCGAAATTACAAACATTACTCAGCATTGATAGTGACCAGTAAACATAGCAGGAGGGAGGCAGACGCTTTCCTCCTTTATTTTAAATCAAGATATGGAGAATAAGTACATGCCAAAAGAATTCGTAAAAGGTGTAACAGTTGGAGAGGAAGCAGAAGAAAATACAGTCATGATTGAAGAGAGGAAATTTACCGAGGAGGAAACAAAGAACTATATACGTGTAAACGAAGAGGATTTTATTCAGGGGCTTATTGAAGCGGCAGGGTACACTTCGGAAGAAAGGCAGCGTATTGAGATCGTCCGCGAAAAAAGACTGTTTTTTGCTTTCAGTATCAGACCGTTAGGTTCTGAGGAATACGAGAAGTGCAGAAAGAAGCATACGAAATATGTACGCAATAAACAGCTCGGTATGAAAATGCCGGAAGATACGGACCGTATCAAGTACCAATCTGCAATCATCTTCCAGGCAACCATTGAGGATGACAGAGAAAAGCTTTGGAATAACAAAAAAGTGTGGAGTTCACTGGAAGCAAAAGGGTATCAGATCATGAGTGGTCTGGATGTCATTGAATACACACTGAAAGCAGGAGAAAAAGACATGATTCTCACTGCGATTGATAAGCTCAGCGGCTACGACGAAAACCTGGAGGAAGTAGCAAACCTGGAGGATGTAGCAAAAAACTAATTTCTGCCGGGGGAAAAGCCTGCCTGTTGCATCACATTTTTCAAACAACAGGCATAACCCCGGATGAATTTTATCAAAAACCAAAAGGAGTGCAGGAGTTCATGCTTGCCTCTATGAGAATTACCTTGGAATCGCGGACGAAAGGAGGGGAAGATAGTGGCTGAGACATTAAGAATTGAGATACCCATTGAGACAATAGACAATACTGATCCGGAGCTTTCCAAAGTTGCAAAAGGCTTTGAAAAGATGGAAAAGACAGCAGAGAATGCAAACTCTGCTGTCAAAAAAGCTGGAAATACGGTTACGCAGTTCGATAAGCAAGCAGAGAAAACAGAACGGACTTTGTCACAGTGGGCAAAGGAAAAATACGAAATCATGTTGGAAGCAAAGGAGAAAATTTCTCCTGTACTGACAACACTTGGAAATGGATTGAGAAGTTTCACTGGAAAGACATGGAATGTCACAATGAAAGCTATCGACCTCATAACTACGCCGGTGAGAGGGATTATAAATCTGTTAAAAAATCCTATTTTCCAAGCAGGAGCGATTCTTGGAGTATCTATAAGCCTGAAAGATACTGTTGATACCTTTGTTACATTTGAAGCCACTATGAGTAAAGTAAAAGCCATAAGCGGTGCTACAGGTGCAGAAATGGAAGCATTAACCCAGAAGGCAAAAATAATGGGAGCTGATACAAAATTTTCGGCTACAGAATCTGGTGAAGCGTTCACTTATATGGCAATGGCTGGGTGGAATGCCCAGCAGATGCTGGATGGTATCGGTGGCATTATGAGTTTATCCGCAGCAGATGGTCTTGATTTGGCAACAACATCAGATATTGTTACGGATGCCCTTACAGCCTTCGGATTGCAGGCCAGCGAGAGTGGACACTTTGCAGACGTACTCGCCACTGCATCTTCCAGTGCCAATACAAATGTTTCCATGCTAGGTGAGTCGTTTAAATATGTCGCTCCTGTTGCGGGAGCAATGAAATATTCGGTGGAGGATATTTCAATTGCATTAGGATTGATGGCAAACGCATCTGTAAAAGGAAGCATGGCCGGTACTGCTCTTAAGACATCCATAGCGAATATGGCCAGTCCAACCAAAAGCATGGCGGATGCAATGAAGAAATACAAAATCAGCCTAACAGATAGTAATGGAGAAATGAAAAGTTTTCGTGAAGTAATTGATATCATACGTGGAAGCCTTGGCAAACTTTCAGAAACACAACAGACAGCGGCAGCAAGTACCATATTTGGAAAAGAGGCAATGGCTGGCATGTTGGCAATAGTGAATGCTTCAGAAGTTGACTATCAGAAATTGACGGAGGCAATAGATAATGCGGATGGAGCTGCTGATAATATGGCAGAAACCATGATGGATAATCTCGCCGGAGCCTTTGAGTCGCTGGAGGGTGCAACAGAAACTGTAAAATTATCCTTAGGTGAGAGGCTAAAGCCATATCTTGTCGATATGGCAAATTGGTTGGAAGATAAAATGCCTACAATAGAAAAATTAATTGACCAGACCATGGATACAATTGATAAAAAGGTTACACAAGTACAAAAGACGATTAAGGAATTTACAAGTACCGATACATGGAATAATGCAGACCTTTTGGGAAAAGTAAAGATTACCTGGGATGAAATTATTGGCAAACCATTTTCGGAATGGTGGAATACCACCGGAAAAGCGAAGATTGCAAATTTCGCGCAGGACATCGGAACAGGAATCGGAACAGGCTTAAAAATCGGTATTATGGCACTTTTGGGCATTGATATTGGAGAAACGGTTGATGAGGGAGTAAGTATTGGAGCATCTTTTGCAAAAGGGTTTTCAGACGGTTTTGATTTTGGCGCCGTCTCAGAAAAAATATGGCAAGGGCTCGGAAATATGCTTACGAGTGCCGGGAAACTGCTTCCGGGAGGACAGTCCGCAGATTTATCATCAATAATTTCTGCTGTTGTGCTTGGGAAAATAGCAAGTCCACTTATGAGTATGGGAAAAGGTACTTTTGGTCTTGGAAAATCCTTGTTTGGCACGAACGCCGATACAGGAACGTCCCTCATGGGTTCATTACTTGGTTCTGCAGCGACAGGTACCGGCCTCCTGGGAAAATCTTCTATGCTTGCAATAGATTTAGGTGCGGGCAACCTTACAGGTGGTGCGTCAATGAGTACTGGCGCTTTGAGCGCGACAGGTCTTGCCGCAGGTGCAGGTGCTATTGCAGCCGGAGCGACATTGGTTAGTAGTGCACTGGATGCTTATAAAGCAATCACATCAGATAGTACAGAGGAAAAAGCAGCATACGGAGAATCAGCGGCATGGAAAGCAGGTGGTGTAGCTGCCGGAGCCGCTGCTGGTGCGGCAATAGGTTCCATTATTCCGGGAATCGGTACAGCAGTCGGTGCATTGGTAGGCGCCGGTGTCGGCGGTATTGCCGGATGGATAAAGGGTAACAAGATAAAGGAAGAGTATCATGAAAATGTAGAAAAAATGCAGAAGGAAGCTGAAAAGGCACAGAAAATCTTTGAGGCTACCGGATTGTCTATCGAAGATGTGAAGTTTAAAAACGAAGTCTTGACACAGGCTATGAATGATTCTGCGGTTTCCGCTGAGCAATTCGCATTGATGTTCCAGGAGGAATGCGCAAATGTGGCTATAGAAGCCTTTGGCAATATTAAGCTGTCGCTGGAAGAAGTCAAGAAAGTTGCAAGCAGTATTACATTCGCAGATATGGCAGACGGATTGAGTGACTTTGCGCAGGCATCTGCTGATACGGAGTCAGCACTGAACGGTTTGAAATCGTCTGTTACAAGCTTAAAGAAAGAAAACTGGAAGGTTGGACTTGGGATGGAGCTGACAGAGACAGATATGGATAGATATAAAAACACTATCGACAACTTTGTTGAATCAGCACAGACTTATATAAATGATAACCACTACGAGGCTGCTGTTGCCTTACGTCTTCTGACCGGAGAAAATGGAAACACGACAGGTCTTGATAACTTCTACGAGGGATTAAAGAACCAAATAGGAGAAATCAGCACACAGTTAAGCGAATCCACTGAGATTTTTTTAAGTGACGGAGTAATTACGCTGGACGAGGAAGCAGAGCTGGAAAACTTACAGAATCAGATTTTAGAAATTACGAACAAACTGGCAGAAGCTCAGACAGAAGCACAGTTCCAGACATTGCAGATTAAGTATAACGGTGCAGCACTGGATGCAAACAGCTTTAATGCATTACAGGAAGAATTACAGGCAAATGTTGCAGCAGCTTCCGAACAGTACGATAGTGCCTTGACAGTTACTCTTACAAGTCTGAATTTACAGTTATCAAACGGTGCGATTACGCAAGAAGAGTACAATCAGGCGGTTAAGGATGCAACAGATGGTTACTATGCACAGATAAACGGACTCAGTGCAAGAGTGACTTCTTTTAATCTGGAAAGCATTGCGTCAGCCTTTGAGACGGAACTGGTTGGTCTGATGCCAGGGATTCAAGGTTCGGCAGCGGAGAAGTTGACAGAGGCATTAAATAATGCCCTGGTGGTAAAACCAGACGTAAGTAAATGGACCACTGCGGATGTTATAAGCTGGATGGGGCTGGACAAATTAAACCTTGATTCTGCACAGCAGACGACTATAGCGACTGAGCTGATACAGACCGCACTTGCGGTACCGGAAGGAACAAAAGAAACAATCCTGAAGAACTTCAAGGATTCTATCCCAACGACATCTGAAATCATGGAAGCAGTGGACTTTACGAAAATGACCTGGGATGCATATACCGGTCTGACAGGAGGAGACGGAACTTACCTTACAGCTCCGGGTTCGGATTTTAACCCGGCAGTAAATACCATTCTGACTGGAACGGAAGAAAATTTCGAGGAAAGATGCCAGAAGTTTGCAGAAAATATCCAACGTTACATGGAAGCTAATCTTGATCCGGAACAGATTTCTGATTTTATGGCACAGTACATGAATGATGCGGCGGCAGGTTTTGACTTCCAGACAGCAATGCAGCAATACGAACCTATCTCGAATGAATCTTATGAAACACTGCTTACGGAGTACCAGACAGCAGGAACTAATTGGGGCAATGCAATGAATACAGGAGTTACGAGAAGCCTGTTAGAAGGTTCGCCTCTTTATCGCTCGTCTGCAGAAACCGCTGTTATGTCAGCATTTGCAAATCCTTTCAATGTAACGGCGGCAATCAACATAACGCCGAGCTATACAGGTCTTGGGCTGACGATTCCAGGAGTTCAGACAAATGTAAGCCAGCACGCTGCAGGCGGTTATGTCAGCGAACCGGAATTATCATGGCTGGCAGAGGAAGGATATGGAGAGTTTGTAATTCCGACAAATCCGAGCAGACGTTCAAGAGCTTTGGAATTATACGAGCAGGCAGGCAGAGCATTAGGCATCGGTGCACACGCTGAAGGAGGTATTGTAGGAAGCTTAAATTTGGGCGAAAGAGTCATAGGTAATAATTTAATCAATGAATCAATAATAAACGCTCCCAGAGCCTATAACGAAACAATAGATGGTAAATATAATGATGATGTACCAGTTTACACACTGGCACCTGCAGACACAGGAGAACAGTCACATGGCAGACTCCCGGTACAGGTGAATGTAAGCATGGAACCAGAATTTATTATCCAGGGAGGCAATGCGCAGAGCGAAGAAGATATCATGCAGGTAATACGAAGGCATATGAAGGAAATGGCTGATGAGCTGGGCGGTGAGATTGCAGGAAAGCTCGAAGAGGTATTTTCAAATATGCCAATGAAGAAGGAGGCGTAAGCCATGGACATTAAACTGATTCCGACCGGAAGTGGACAAAAGTTTACGTTTCCGTCATTGCCGGAAAAGGTAAAAGGAAAATATGGAGCAAAGTACCAGAGCTTCGACATTATATCTCAAGGAACTGTAAAGATGCCAAAGGGAACGGATGTGGCAGAGTTTTCATGGGATGGCGTTTTCTTTGGAAGTTCTAAGAAAAACGAGGCAATCGTAAGGAAGAATTCATGGCAAGAGCCGAACGCCTGTGTAAATATACTGATGGAATATATGCAGAATGAAACAGTTTTGAATCTGATCGTGACTGAAACGTGGATAAATGTTGATGTCACTGTTTATTCATTTTCTCCCAGTCCGACAGGTGCTTATGGGAATATTCAATATTCGATAACCTTTGTACAAAAAAAGCCGCTGAAAATATATACCACAAATGAGCTTTCAATTGCGGCATTTGTTAACAAAACCAAGCCAAGAAACGATAGCGGCGATAATGATTCATCGAAAGGCTCTTATACGATAGTGGGCGGAGATACGATGTGGGGCATTTCTGCCAAACGCTGCGGTGGAGGTCCAAACTGGACAAAGCTGTATAATGCAAACGCGAGTGCAATTGAAGCGGCAGCACAGAAACGCGGAAGGGCAAGCTCGGATTATGGACATTGGATATTTCCGGGCGAAGTCCTCCAGTTAGTATAGGAGGACCTGCCTATGATTGATTTATCGAAAATCCGATACCGTGTAGTGGTCATGGATGAAAACGGCGAGCAGTATAATATCAAGGATTTTATTCAAAATCTCGGATGGGAAGAGAATGAGCATGAGATTTCGGTACGCAGTTCATTTACGGCACGAAATGACAATACATCTAAAGGGTATCTGTCAAGTATCATCAAACCCAAATGTCTGGTAGGTATTTTTGCTACTGACGGGGATTCGTTGGACGAGGAAGTAGCAAGGGGATATGTTGAAACGTGGAACCCAATGGAAAAAAACAGTGGGAATAATCTGAAATGCACCTGCTACGACAAACTGTATGAACTTCAGAAAAGCCAGGATAAAAGATACTACTCTTCCGGTACAGGTACTCAGTCGGCAATCGAAGGTATACTGGATGATTGGAAAATACCGCAGGGAAATTACGAAGGACCCAATGTTGCTCATGGGAAAATGGTATATAACAATGCGTACCTTTCAGATATTATACTTGAGCTTTTGGATGATGCTGCTAAGAAGGGTGAAGCGAAGTGTTTAATAAGAGCTATGAAAGGCTATACAAGCATTATCCTAAAGGGAAGCAATAAGACGGTATATGTTTTCAGGAAAGATAATACACAGGTCTTCAGCCAGACAATAAGCACAGCAAATCTGATTACGAGGGTGCAGGTTGTAGGTCAGGCAGACGACGATGGAAAACGGAGCGTGGATGCAACGCTGAACGGATTGACCGAATATGGCATCCGGCAAAGAATATATACAAGAGGTTCAGACGAGACACTGGAGGATGCAAAATTAGCCGCACAGGAAATCATAGACAATGAAGGTAAGATTGAAAAGGAAATGACTGTGCAAAGTCCGGATGTACCGTTTGTCAGAAAAGGAGACCTCGTGTACATAATCAGCAGTTCCATGTCTGATTACTATTATGTGAAAAGTATACAGCACAATGCGGATGTTTACAGCATGACAATGGAATTGGAACTGGCTGAGCAACAGAATTCAAGCAGTAATTCAGAATCAGTAAAGAAAGTGTACAAAGTGGGTGATATTGTGAACTTTCATGGAGGTACCCACTATGTAAGCAGTAGTTCCGGTTCAAGCGGTTACAGTGCCAGAGCTGGGAAGGCAAAAATTACGATTAGTAATAACTCTGGGAAAGCACATCCATGGCATCTTGTTCACACCGACAGTGGAAGCAATGTATATGGATGGGTTGATGACGGAACCTTTGATTAGGAGGTACAGATGGAAGGATTTGACGGACATCCGGGCACAAACAAACTGGCAAATGTTCTCAGCCAGCGGATGAAGAAAGAAAATGAATCTCCTCTGGTATTGGATTTTGGGGAGATACAGGCAAATGGGAGTCTTGTTACAAACACTTTTCCGGTGCCGATACCAAAAGGGGATTATTCGATTTGCAGACAGCTCACTCTTGGAAAGACAGGCGGTACTCTGACAAATACTATAAAAAGCAGCGGCAGCCACATTCATGAAGAAGGCGGGCATGAAGGGCATTCAGAAGGGGATGGTTCACATTCCCATACTGACGGTATGCATAGCCATTCGGTAGTTATTCCTGAAAAAATGAGAAGCGTTGGTCCAGGTGATCGTGTTCTTGTGGCATGGGTACAGAGTGAGGCAGTGGTTATTGACATCATAGAGAAATCGTAAAGGAGGCGAGAAGAATGTCAGAGCAACTTTTTCCGGTGGTCGATGTGCCGGAATTTATATCGGAAAATTCACAATTTGACAAAGCATACAAGCGCAGCGTGAAATGGGATGCGGCAAAAGGAGATTTTGTCCGGGACGGTGCAAACCGGATGGTAGCGTGCGACGGCAGAGAAGCATTTACGATATGGTGTTTCAAGGTAGCACAGACGGAGAGGTACCGCTGCCTTGCATATCCGGATTCCATCGGTACCGAAATGGAGAGGGCCATGGACAACGATGATGAAAGAACGGTTGAGTCCATGACACAGAGAACAATCACAGACGCACTCATGGTAAATCCCCGGACAGAATACGTCCGTGATTTTGAATTTACATGGGATGGTGACAATATGCACTGCTCATTTCATGTAAAGGGAATTGGATGGGATGAAGTAATCACAGTTTCAATTTAAGGAGGTGGATAGGATGGAAATAGAGTTTATTGCACCTGATTTTGTACAGGACAATGATCCGGTAGATATACAACAGCGGATGATGAATAATCTTCCGGCTGATATAGATGATATGCCGGCCGGGTTTCCCTATGATTTTACAATGCCTACTGCTTTGGAAAAGTCGGAACTTATCCAGTTTCACCTTGTAAGAACACTCATGCTCATGTTTCCAATGTGGGCATGGGATACATGGCTTGACCTTCATGGCACACAGAATCACATTACAAGGAAAGAAGCGAATAAGGCAAGCGGTAAAATTACGATTGAGGGTATTCCTGATACAAGGGTTACGCCTGGGTTTATGGTATGTACTCCGGCAACGGATGCCGGACCATCCATTGAATTTATACTGGATGAAGAGGTTTATATTCCAGAGAATGGGAAGGTTACAACAACGATTACAGCGGTTCAGGCAGGGAAAACGTCAAATGTAAGATCAAACACTATAACTCTTATGTCAAAGCCAGTCGAAGGAATCGCAAAGCTATATAATGAACAGGAAATCACAGGTGGAACGGATGGAGAGGATA